AGGCCCAGCGCGCCGCCAACGCCGGGAATGGCCAGTGTGAGGGCGGCAACGCCTGCAACGGTCGCAACTGTCTTGAGGGCCTTAGACACGCCAAACCCCCTCGATATCGTGGGGCTCCATAACGGCCATCCCAGCTACATCGTCATGCCAGCCCATCAGTTTGAGCGGGCCAGCGCATATCGTGATCGCGCCGAACCCGTCGCCGCTGCGGAGCATGGCAATATCGCCAAGCGCCATTGAGGCGTGGCCCGGTACACGCGGAAGCAAGGTATCGAGCATATCGCCAACGTGCCGCCAGCCGCGCTTATCAAGCGCACGGCGCGCACCAATAGCCGAACGGATGCGGGGCAAGGGTTCGGGCTTGTAGCCAAGCTGGCGCAGGTGAAAGCGCAGCAGGTGAATGCAGGTGGTTCCCGCCTTCCAGTTGAAGGGCTTGTTCCGGTACTTGTTCATGGTGGCGGTAGTCGCATCCGCGCGCCGGACCAATTCAGGCTTATGAGGTTGGGTCATGCTGCCGCCACGGTCATAAGCTCCAGGCCTTCGCGTCGGCCCAATTCCTTGACCTCTTGGATATCGTGTTGCCGGTCGCCGTAGATCACGCGGTCGGTTTCCCTCACGCCCTCGATCCAGCGCAAGCGAAACAGGACGCGCACAGAAGCCTGCGTGGCATCAGCCGCAAGGAACTCCCGCCCGCTTTGCTGGATCACCTGCGCCGATACCGTGGCCAACGGGGACCAAGATTCTATCTCTTCCCCGTAGCCATTCTGAGTGACGCTATAGCGTTCAATCGTAACGCGACGGTCGAGTGCGCCAGCCCTCATATCGCCATCTTTCGATAGTCGTGCGCCAGCCATTGCACGCCATAGGGGACGGGGGCCGCAGTCGTGCCTACCGTCACCGCCTCGCGGTTGGTGAACCAATCTGCCACAAGCATCAGCGTGGCCAGCTTGAGGCGTTCGGGCACAGGGTCGCTCGGGTCCCATCCGTTGGCCAAACCGGTCACAGCCTCGCTTGCCGCAGCGATCAGGGTGGCCAGCGTGGCGTCATCGGCTGTACCGTCAACGCGCAGGTAATCCTTGGTTTCGCTCAGGGCGATTAGATCAGCCATCAGCCTTCCCCCTTGGGTTCCAGCCTTCCATCTGCCGTACCTCGTCGGGGTCCAGCACCTTGGTTTCGATTGCGATCTTGTGCGCGTTCCAGCGGGTTTCAGGATCGCCGCGAAGGAAGCCGGAAAGGTCTAGCTCTAGCTCTAGCTCGCTGCCGGTAGGAAATACCGAACGGGCAAACTCAGCCTCGATTCTGCGCGCCCATGGGGCAAGGCAGAATGTCGCAAACCACAGGCCCGCCTGTGCCGCGTTGGTGAAGGTGTTGTTCTCATACGCCTGAATGATAGGCGGGGGCACCTGAAACAGGCGGCAAATCTCGACAACGCCGAACTTGCGCGTCTCGAGCAACTCCGAGTCTTCGGGCGAGAGGCTAATGGCCTTCCAGCTCATACCGCCCTCAAGCACCAAGGGCCTGCCCGCGTTGACCGCGCCGACAAACTTGTTCGCAAGCTGTGTCTTGAGGTCGAGCGTGTGCGCCTCTGTAAGGGGCCGCTCGCTTTCGATCACGCCGCTAGGGGCTGCGCCATTGTTCAGGAACGATCGCGCCCACAGGTCCGCCGCTCGCACGCCTGCGACAGTCTCGCCAGCGCGGGCAATGCGGCTCTTGCCAACAATCCCATCGTCGGTGCGCTCGCGCAGGTGGAACGCCTCGCCATCCAACAGGCGGCGCGTCCGCGTGCCATCGTTGATATCGTAAGCAATCCGCCCGCTCGAAAGCTTGGTGACGGTTACGTGCTGCCAAGGGATCCATTGGAAACCGGCCAAGCGCCCGTTGCCGCTGCGCTTGATCTCGGCCAGCCCGTTGCCGGTTAGCAGGGTGGAAGCAAGCAAGTGCTCGATTAGCTCGGGCCAAGTCATGCCCTCATTGACGCCGCCGCGCACGATCTGGCGCAGGGGGTGGCTCGTCACCTCCACCCGCGTGCCATCTGCCTGCCTGCGGTAAACGTAGGCCGGAACGTAGGCGAGCGCCGAACTGACAGCACCAACGCAAGCCGAGATAGCCGAAAGCTGCTCGGCCTGCCGTGCGCTGGTCGCCGTGGTTGCTCCTACCTGCGGCGCAAGGGCCTGCCAGGAGGGGTCTAGGGGTGAGGTGTCGCCGCGCTGTTCAAGGCCAAGGAAGCCGCGTGCGCGCTCTAGGAAGCCCATCGGGCAGTCTCCGCAATGGTAAGCACCCGTTTCCGCCGCCTTGCTTCACAGCCTTGTGCAAAGGCTCGAAGGGCAATCTCGGTATCCGGGTAAGCAGGCCACGCGCTGACAACCGATATTTCCTTGAGGTCGATCAGCGAAAGGGTGCGCCGTTGGCCCTCCCATCGCTCGCCGCCCTTAGGGACGTTGAAGCCAAAGCTCATGCCGCCAAGGTCGTCACGCTCGGCCAAGGCCATTACGTCACGGCCCGCTTGTGTATCAGGAAGGGCAAGCTCGAAGTGCAGCCCCCGGCTATCCTCTGCCAGCCGCAGGGTGCCAGAACGGGTCCGCCCAAGAACTTTGCCGGTGTCGTGGTCGTGCAGGGCAAGAATGTCGCCCTCTAGTGCGGCGCGGAAGGCACCCGGCTCGATTGTCTCCACAAAGGAACCGATGTGCGCTTCCACGCCGAACGTAGCAGCGTAACCTTCGATCTTCCGTCCTCCGGTACTCGCCCGAATTTCGGAAAAGGCCCGCCGCTCAACAGCGGCGCTTAGGGAACTGCGCGCCGCCATTGCTTATGCATTCACGCCGGTGGCGATTGCGAACGATCCGGGGCGACGAATGCCGAAGTCGACAGTTGCCATCGCGCGGATAAGCAGGTTGCCCTTGCTGTAAGCGCTTTCCGCATACGGGTTCACAAGCACGTCAAGCTGCGACCAAACGCCAATGAGGAAGTCGCGCCAGTCGCCGTAGATCAGCGCCTCTTCGTCCTCGTCAACGCCAAGATTGCTTGGGGCCTGATTGGTGAAGTTGACCGTCTCGCCATGGAAGGTAGCCGACAGCGGAATCGGAAGCTCGTTCGCGTCCCGCAGCTTCATGGCCGAGATTTTCAGCGCATTGGTTGCGAGGAAGGCACGCCGACTGCCAACGTTCGCCGCGTCCGCCGTACCGATCATATCCGCCGTAGTGGTGAACAGGTCCGTATCGAAAGCCACGGTCGGAACGTCCGTATCGTTCAGAATGCCAAGCGGCTCCGCATCTGCGCCGGTGCCGCTGATAGCTGCACGGTCAATTTCGGTGCCGATGTCGCGGGCAAGCATACCGCGCAGGAGGTTCTCGATATCCGGGCTGGATTGCATCACCATCTGGCGCGAATATTCGGAGATACCGCCAACGTGCTTGGGCGACAGGCCCACGCTATCGAAGGTTGCATCGCCGGTGCCGAGCGCCTCGTTTTCATTCACCCAGCCAACGTTCGGGCTACCCGTTTCGCGGGGCAGGATAACATCGCCGGTCAGGCCGGTGAGGGTGGTTGCACCCATCTGGCCCATAATGGTGGAATTGGTCAGCGCGCTAATGAACTGATCCGGGCGATAATCGCTGTCCACGATAGTGCCGTTGGTCGAGGTCAACGCAACGCGCTGCTCGAAAATCTCGGTCGGGACGTAGAAGCCTTCCGCCTGCTTGCCGGCACGCTTGGCAAGCTCGCCCTGCATTTCGATTTCGAAGCCAGCATCCCCGCCAAGGCCCGCCTTGTAGGCGATCATCTTGGCTACGCTGAACTTGCGAAGCTCGTTGCGAAGCTGCGGGTCTGACTGCCCGTTGACGGGTTCGCCAGCCTCAAGACGCTGTGCGTTCTCGATAGCTTGTGCGCGCTTGACCTTTTCGTCGAGCGAGCGCCATTCGGTTTCTGCCTGCTCGAAGGCTGCGTTATCGTCCTTCGCATCCGCTGCCTTCATGGCATCGTGTGCATCCGCGCGCTGTTCGAGCAATTCGTGAAGTTTCGCCAAAGTATATTCTCCCAAGGGGTGTTAGTGCCAAGGGAATTTGAAGCGAAAGGCCGCCCGTTCCCTAATTCGGCCATGACGAATTATAGCGGAAACGGGTGCCTTAATCTCGCACAGCGCCTTACAACTGGCCCGTTTGACTTACAGCACCTTGATTGAATCAAGTGTAATGGGGGGAAGGGGGTTATCGCTTGCTGCTAAACCGCACGCCATTATTGCTGCAACAATACCATCTGTTTTGTCAAGCGAGCGGTTTTTCGAGGGCTTCCTATTTCCAGCCGCATCGGTTTCCACCATGGTATTGCCCGCCTGCCAGCGAAGCAGGGGGTTGCCGTTGTGGCGCAGGCGGCGATTGAGAAGCGAAGTCTCGAAGGCATCTACAGCCGGGGCGAAGCTCTTAAACCCTTGGATGAACCCCTGCATGGGCAGGGTAACGCCCTCGTCGTTCAATCGCTTTTCAAGCGGGGCCATCTGCCAGTTGTCATAGGCAATACCCTGCACGTTGTAGCGTGCCCGAATGTCCGCCAGCGATAGGATAATGGATAGATCGTCGCGCGCGTTGCCGGGGGTGGCCTGCGCCCATCCGTCCCTAATCCACTTGTCATAGGGCACCCTGTCACGCTCCACGCGCAATTCTACGGTGTCGGCAGGTATCCAGTGCCACGAGAGCAATTTGCCCTCAGACGGGAAATACAGGGCCAAGCTGGTGAGGTCCCGCGTGCTGCCTAGATCCAGCCCGCCAAAGCAGTCTTTGCCCTCTAGCTCGGCAATGTCGAAAGGCTCGCCATTGGCATCCCAATCCGCCTGCTCGATAAACCGGCCCTCGGCTGCAACGCGCTGGTTAAGCTGCAACAGGCGAAAGCTAGGTGCGAATGAAGGCGAGCGGATTGCCCGCGTCGCGGCGTCGGCAAACTGGTCCTCGTTCAGGAAGTCCCCAAGCGCAGGGTTAGCCGCTGCCCATGCTTCCCGGTCGTCTAGCTCGCAATCATCCGGGGCAGTGTGCAGTTGGGTGTAGATCGTCGGCACAGGTCCCGCGTCGAGCATTTCAGACAGGAAGTGCAGGTCATCCGCCGCTTGTGTGCTGATCGTCACGCCTAGCGCAGACTTGCGCTTGCCCATACCGGTGGCGAGGTTGTCCCAAAGCTCTCGGCTGCGCCATTGCGCCACCTCGTCGGCAACCCAGAATGACGGGGCTAGGCCATGGGCCTTTCGGGGGTCCGAAGTGAGGGCCTTCCATATCGACCCTGTGTCATGGTCGATCACCTCTTTGGTCTGGTCCCTGATATTGACGCGCGCCGCCATCCACGGTGTTTCGAGAATGTAGGCGTTGACCATGCGGTAAAGCACGCTGGCCTGCTCCCGGTCGAGCGCCGCCGCGTAGCATTCGCCATAGGACTCGGCACAGGGGCCTAGCAGGTGCGCCAGAGACAACCCTGCCAGCATTGCTGACTTGCCGTTACCCCTAGCCACGCTGAGCGCCGCCAACCTGATTAGACGTTCGTCAGCATCCGTTCGCGGCCCATATACCCCCCGCACGAATTGCTTTTGGAAGTCTAGAAGCTCCAGGTGCCCGCCAGCTTTCAAGCCAGAGACAACGGGCAGGCTTTCGAGGAAGGCGATAACCCGCTCGGCCTCGGGCATCCCTTCCTTTTCCCATGGCTGCGCTGTGTGCGCCGCCTCGTCATACGCCGCAGCAACCTGCCGAAGCTTTCCCGCGCCGGGACCTCTAGCGCCCATCGGTCGGCCCCCGGTCAACTAACTGAGTGTGATTGTCCCCCAGCGGTCCTAAGCGGTCAGCCCTGAGCGATTTTGTGGCCCATGGGTGCGCGTTGTCGAGCGGGTTGCCGTTGGCATCGCAGCCCTTGCGGGGACGGTCTGTCTTGACTGCCCCCGCTTCAAAGCCCCGCGCAGTCTTAGCCGAGTGACAGGCGGCACAGTAGGACCGTAGGCCTTCATGGCCGGGGAAGGGGTGGCCCCCTTCGCTTATCGGCTTGATGTGATCCACGTGGTTAGCTGGTGTGGGTCGAGGGCACGCTTGGCAGAGCGGATACATGCCAAGGTGTGCCTTGCGTAGGCGCTGCCAGCGCGCTGTGCTGTAGGGCCACTTAGCCACGTTCGGCCCTCTGGATCGCCGGGGGCAGGGGCACCTCGTAAATCGAGCGCTTGCCTTCATCCTTGGTCTTGTCGCCGCCTAGGGCCTCGTACTTGCCTGTGGCCATCTCGATCAGGTCGAAGAGGGCATCGCGGTCGGTATAGCGTACAATCGAGGTTTTCCCGCGCGACTTGGGAAGTGCGACAGTGACGTTCCCATTAGGCGCTCGAAGCAGGCCGCAGTTGGTGAACTCGAAGTGATGATCCTCGAAGGTGAACCGCGCCAGCAATGTGTAGCCGTTGTCCTGCTGCCGCTCGCGCACAAGCTGCATCATCGTAATAGTCGGTTTCATGGTATTAGCCTTCCCCGCTTTCGCGCTTTGCAATGTTGCTAAAATGTTCCGCTAGTAATTCCGGCGTGGTGCAGATGACTGCCCCCATCCGAAAGGTTGGCAGTCGGTCCTGCTCGATCATGTACGCCACTTGGCGCACGCTGAGCGGGGTCCGGGATGCGCTGCCGAGATATTCGGCAATGCGCTTCACGCCGTAGAGTATGGTGCCGGTCATGCGGCTTCCTTCCATCGTTTGAAGGGGAGTGCGCGCCCGCAAGCTGTTTGCAGGCTCATCAGGTAGTGTTCGGGTAGGTTTCCGCCGTTCTTAAAACGCGACAGAACAGGCTCAGGTACGCTCGCGTCATGGGCAAGTTTGCGCTGCCCGCCGTATCCGTGCTGTTGGATGACAGCCAACATCCATTGCCTCAAATCGGACTGTTCGATGGCCCCCGACGAATTGGGGTGATTTTGAGCGTAGATTTTTAGAGGCTGCGGACTACCGATAGACTGGTTATCTAGATGTAGTGCTGTTTCCGCAACGCGACCTTGGCCCTCAAACCCGCAGCTTTCCGTTACCCCAGTTGCTGTTTCCGCAGGGGTAAGTTTCCGTCCCTTTGTTGTTTCCGCAACGCTATCGGGTTTTTGCGTTGTTGTTTTCGCACCCCCAAATTTCCGAGTTTTACCGGGGGCTGGTCGCCAGCTCTCGTAATCGTGAGTAGCCTTTTCAATTGCGCGCTGTGAGCCGGTCGAGATAAAGGTGATCCGGTATTCTCGTACAAGCGAACCATTGCGGTCCGCATCCGAAGTGCATTCCAGAAAACCTTTCTCGATAAGCTCAGCAACCGCGCGGCTGTTAGCGCCATGGTTTTGATTCCCAAGCGCCTTGCCGATGTCGTGAATGCCCATCCTTATGCGACCATTGTTGAACCCATCGTGCGCACATTGGAAAACCTGCAGCACCGCAATTGCGCGATAGCTCAGGTGTTTCCAGGCGACGGAATTGACCGTTCGCCTGGGCACCATGAAGAAGTTTCCGCCGTGATCCGGCTTTTGTGGCCCTTGCCCCATAGCTTAATCCTCATGGGCAGGTTCGCGCCCATCATGCTCGCAGCCGCCGGGGTCCGCGATAGGACAACCGGGGCCGAACAGGTGGGCGATCTGAAGGGTGAAATCATCCTCCAGACAGGTTGCATCCTCGGCATCGGGATCGCCTTCGATTGCGTCCATCCGCTCGATCAGGATAGCCGCAGCCTCGCCGCTGAGTTGCTGGATAGTAACCAACGTCTCGGCAAGCTTGGCTGCGCTTGTAGCGTCGAGCAGGTGCGCGACCTGTGGGAAGGGGAGGGGAGCGCTCATGTGCGATCGCTCCACGGCAAAAGCCGGTTGGCATCACAAGCGAGGATCGCCGCAATCTCTTCCCCGCGCCACCATCCGCTGGCGAGGTTGTGTCGGGCGAAGATCCGAAGCTTTTTGCCAAGCGCCGCCAGAGAAGGGGCGGGCAGGATCATAAGCGCATCGAGGGCTTCCGCGTGGTCCGAAGCAAGCTTGGCAAGCTCGTCCTCGTATGCCTCGCTATCCTCGTCGGGGCGGGCCATGCATTGATACATTGCCGCCTCGGCCTGCGTGTGCAGTTGTTCCCTATTGGCGAACTCTGTGGTTGCGCGCTGCTCCACCGAAGTGCTAGAAGCTTCATTGTTCCGACCAAGAACGTTTGAAGCCCCTGCGCTGCCCGCGTGGGGGCTTTTCGTTTGCTGCTCCATCACGCGTCCCCCTGACTGCGGAATGCCGCCTCAAGCTCGCTGCGCCGGAAGAACAGCCTGCGGCCACGCCGGATCACCGGAAGCTGCTGGTTTTCTACCATGTTGTAAATCATCCGGCGCGGAAGGCCGGTGTACTCTGCCGCGCCTGCGGCACCTTGAATCAAATCGGAATTCAACATTGAAAAGCCTTTCTCTTGGAATACAGTGTTGTCCCTGTTCCGCTTTGGGGTTGCGCGCTGGTAATGTCAAGCGCTAAAGACAACATTCTATTCCACAGGGGGCCCACGTTGCCATCTTCCTCTTTTACGTTCGGCATTTTGGAGCACGCGTTGACGCGCTATTTCGAGGTTTTGCCAGAAGACACCGCGCGGTTCCGGGCGCGTATCAAGCAGCTACAGAGACTAGAGTTTCCCTCTGGCGTGAATGTGGGGCGAGGGGTCAAAATGCCCTACAGTACAGAGCACTTGCTCAAGCTCGTCCTTGCCTTCGAACTAATCGACAACGGGATGACTGCTAAGCCTGCGACATTGTTGATAGAAGGTATGTGGGGCCGCTTTCGCGCCGGTATTGGAGCAGTCGCACATGCGTCTTCGGACTCGTCATATGTATATGCGGATATTTACCCGAATGTCTTAGCTGACAGCACCGGTGAACAATCGGTGGTTCTCATTGAAGACGAGAATTCTAGAATGAATTCCGTCCAACCTACGCGATGGGGGCGGGTTTCTTTCCTATCGGTTTGTCTCACCGCCATGGTGGCCCGGATTCTCAAACAAACAGAAGAGAGCAGGAAGCTCGCCAATTTCTTTATGGAGTTGGAGTTGCGCGGCTGGTTTGAAGAATCGGATGCAGACTGGTGCCGCCTTGGAAAGTACGACGATCAAGGGCGGATAAAATTTGATGACGGTTCGTAAGCGCTCCTGGACTGCCCCTGACGGGACGCCGAAACAGGCGTGGCTGGTCGATTACCGCGATCAGGCTGGCAAGCGCCGGTCTAAGCAATTCGCGCGTAAGAAGGACGCCGACAAGTACGAGGAAAATGCCAAGCAAGAGGTTCGGCAGGGCAGGCATACCCATGCCCGCGATAGCGTCACGGTCGCAGTCGCCGCCGACCTATGGATACGCGCTGGCGAAGCTGAGGGCCTAGAGCGCAGCACCATCAAGCGATACCGGGAATTAGCCCGCTTGCACGTGGTCCCCAAGTTTGGCGCGCAGAAGCTTTCCGCGCTCACCAAGGCGCAGGTGCAGGAATGGCGGCAAGAGCTTTTGCTCTCACAGTCGCGGTCCATGGCCAGCAAGATCATCCGCGCGCTCTCGGCCATCCTGAATAACGCTATGGAGATTGGGGCCGTTGCCCAGAATGTCGCCGCCAGCGTGAAGGTTGGCAGGTTGAAGCGAGAGGCAGAAAAGATCGTCCCGCCTGATCGCGCCGACCTCAAGAAGCTAATCAAGGCTGCGACAGATACCGAACGCCCGCTTATCCTGACTGCCATTACAACCGGGCTGCGGTCTTCCGAACTGCGCGGGCTGCGGTGGCAAGACATAGATCTAGAAACTGGAACGATCACGGTTTGCCAGCGCGCCGACGAATGGGGGCAGATAGGTCCGCCCAAGAGCGAAGCGGGTAGGCGCACGATACCTATTCCGCCTGAACTGGTCGCAGAATTGAAGCGGTGGAAACTGCGGTGCAAACCATCCGCGCTCGGCTTGGCCTTTCCCAGCGCCACAGGAACGCCTGTGCGTCACAATAACCTGCTTCGCCGCATGTATTTCCCATTGCAGGTGAGGGCAGGGCTAGGGGTGCCCAAGCTCGACAAGGCAGGCAAGCCGCAGGTGGGCAAGGAAGGCGAGCCGATCCTGACAGGCAAGTATAGCTTCCATGCCCTGCGCCACGCCGCCGCCTCGTCATGGATTGAAAGCCGTATCGACCTCAAGCGCCTGCAAGTGTGGATTGGGCACGAAAGCATCCAGCTAACACTCGATACCTACGGGCACCTGCTTGCCGATCAGGAGCGCGATGCGGAACTTGCACTACAGGCGAGCCGCGACCTGTTCGGCTGAATGTGTGCAACATAGATGCAGCATGGGGCGGGAAAGCCGCAGAAAACGGCGCTATATAGGCGGAATCATAATCCGCGTGTCGGGGGTTCAAGTCCCTCCTCCGCTACCAAGGACCATTTCTCTCTTCCTGCCATTGCAGCGACATTCGTGTGGGCGGTGCGCTGCCGACAGGCAAGAATGCCGGGGAGGGTCGCGTTCACAGCGTTGCCTGATTTGAATGCGTGTGCGTCTAATGACGAATGGCCGATCCGCAGAATGTTCAAGAAGATTCTGACCTAATTCCTGCGAACGAGTTGCAGGCAGCGCAAATACGCGAGATTGCGCTCAACGGCGTCGATTCACTTCAACGGACTGCCGCCAACATGCAGGACAATTCGGCAGCAATGGGAAGATGGATACTCGCATCACTGTTGGCGATGAATTCAGGTGGGGCGGCAGCCGTGTTATCTGCGCCTGATAGGGTTGTCGGACCGTTGGGGGCATCACTAGTCGCATTTGGTATCGGAGCTACTCTAGCTGTTGCTACTGGCATCAACGGCCTTGTGACTGCGCTACGGAGCGGGCCCCTAATAGGCGAGTCTATCGAGCTCCTCAGGCTCAGTGTCTACGAGAGCAGAATACATGCTTCCACTCGACGCAAACTGAACAGCCTCGCACCGATTATAAAACAGCAGATCATTGCATCCGCTACGCTTGCTGGGGGATCGGTATTGGCCTTTTGCGCGGGTATCTTTTTCGCCGTCACCTAAGGAGTTGGTTCGTTGGCGGGCTGCGATCGGTATTGGTCTAGCGACCGCAGCGACCATCATCCCCAATGGCCTTGCAAACTGGCCCGAACTTCTGCGACGTCGGCAATCCACACAGAGCCCAGCTTCTCTGAAAGCGAAATGCGCGCCGGCGTGATCGTAAGCTTCCCAAGCTGACGATAATCGCAGAATTCTGCGCTTTTCGCTGTAAACTTATTCAAAATCGCCACATTTCTTTTCAACGAGTTGCGATACCGCTGTAAACCGCTGGCGAGCTCATAAATGACCATCGTGCGATGGTCGGGCCTCGTTTTCGGGTTATGCTGCCCAAGCCCTAAAAATGGACGTTATGAAGCGGCTCCAATGTTACGCGGAACGGGACGGTCTGGATTACGGGCCTGGTTCCGCGTCACCGTCAGCCTGCGTTTTCCTCTGGATCTCGCCCGCCATACGGTCGGCGCAGATAATCGCGAGCTCACGCTGGCCGAGCGTCCGCAGATGCTCAATATCCTTCGCATTCGCCATGAACTCCAGCAATTTCTCGCGCGGCGTGTGCTGGTAGGATTCGAAGAGGAAATCACACAAATCGACGAACGTGTCGGCCCGGCCCGAAGGCTTCAGCACCTCGCCGAAATAGGTATCCGGATACCGGCGATATTCGTCGAGACCGGCCGTGTCGAGTGTCGCAACCGCAAGCACGTGGCGCCCGTCGTCGAGCTCAAAGGCGCCGTGGACCTCGCCCGTGCGCTGATTGACGGTCGCATTGTAGAACCGGCCCGCCTGTTCGCTGCCATCGGCATCAGGCAAAACATAACGTTCGCCGAACCGCAACCGGTGGGGATTGGCGTCGGGCGCTAGCGTGCTCGGTAGCTCGCCGTCGAACGTGGCGGGTATCTCGTAATGGGCCTTCAAAGATGCGATCAGCGCGGTCATGGGTGCATGCTTGTCGCGCGCGGCCATCACGCCAGCGTAGCCGAGGTAGCGAACATCAGGCCCAAAATCGTCAATTCGGAAGCCCGCCGCCAGCGCCTGCATGCTCCCGCCAACTCCTCCGAGATCGCTGTGGAAGGCATGATTTGTGACGAACACGTATGCGGGCGGCAACGGCTGGCCGTCGGCGCCCTTCGCATCTTCGTTGTCCCGAATCTGCTTGAGCGCGGCCGCCGGCCAACCCTCTAGCGTGCCGGTGGCCTTGAGCTGGTCGGGCACGTTGACCTCAATCATGACGACGCGCGGGTGCGCCGCCTCTTTCGCGAGCGCCTTCGCCAGCTTGCTGCCGACCCGGAGCCGCTTCACCTCGTCCACCTTTTTGGCCGCGCCGGGGTCAGTCGAATGGACGCGCGATTTCACCTCCACCGAAAACTTCTCGCCCGTCGCGGGCCACGTCGCCACGAACTCGACGCACGACAAAGCCCTTGCCTTCGTTTCCTCGTAAGTCAGTGCGAACCCGGCCTTCAGGAAGGCGGCCGCCGCGTAGGTCTCGAAGAGCGCACCGATGAAATCATCGTCGCGCGTGCTGCGGAGACGGCGCAGGAAAATGTCGGCCATCTCCTGCCCCTCCCCGTGATGCGCGATCAGGTAGATGTTGTAGGCAAGGTTAAGGAATGCCTGGATCGCACCAGTCATCGGGCCGGTCGCCATGCCGCTCGGTCCAACCATGCCCTTCGCGTCCGCCGTGGCCTGCGCATACCACTTGAGAATTTGGTGCCGATCCCGGATGGGCTTCGCCTGTTCCGCGTTGGACCAGTCCGCACCGAGGCTTCCGAGCAGATAGTCGCGGAGGAAGTCGTGGAAGGTAGGCCACTTCGGCGAATAATACAGGCGCTTGCCCACCGCGACGACGCGCATTCCGCTGACACCGGCTGATACGATCGGCCGACCGTGACCCTGCTGCTGCACCCGCCGTGTCCGAACGGCTTCGGCCTGACGACCAGACCGCTCGACGGTCGCCCAGTCGATTGCGGGCGGTTGGGCCGCGGCCACGCGCAGGTCGCCATGACAGCGCTTGAACTTCCTGCCACTGCCGCACGGACACGGCTGATTCCGCCCGATCTTAGCCACCGGCGGTATTCCGAAAGGGCGTCATAGCTCCATCTCGATCGCCGGCGCCACCGAGGCCTGCCATCGGTCGAAGATCGGTCGGCATGCGAGGTTGAAGATGAACCAGCAAGCCGTGATCGTCTCGGGCGAATGGAACGCGCCCCACGGCAGCTTGCCATGCGCGAGTTCGTTGCGGAGCGATGGTCCCGGCCGGAAGTTGAACAGGATGTCGATCTCCTGGACGATGTCGCGACCCCAAATCCCCTCGAGGTCTCCGCGGTTGACGTCCAGCAGCGCACCGAGCGCGCGATCGCCCTGGAGCAGGTCCGCATCGACCTTAGTCGGGTCCGCGTTGGCAAGCACCAGCATGTGTCGGAGTGAGTTCTCCAGCTGCGGAAAAAGGATGTGCGCCGCAGAAACGTAGTCGCCCTGAAACATCCGCGCGAAGCCGAGTGAGAACACGTTTCCATAGCCGGGCGGCACGAACGGGGACGTGTGGGTGATAGGAACGAGGTGACGCTCCTCGACCGAAAACCGGTCAAGGAGCGTCCGACGCGCTGGTTCGATGAACCCGTTCACGAGCTGGTGCCGGACGATCGACATGTGCCGTATGCACTTCGCCTTTATCCAGTCCTCGTCAGGATCGCCGTCCATGTCCGGGGCGGAGATGCGCGCGATGGTCTTGCCGTCCGCATCGAGATAGTTTGCTCCGAAAATCGTATCGACGATGGAATCACGCGCCCCCTCAACCGCGACCTTGCGCAATTCGTCTACGTCCGGCGCCTCCGCCAGGGCCAGCATCTGGAGGAAGGCTTCTGGCAGCGTCAGGCGCTCGAACAGCTCGATGGTGCGCTCCCGTTCCTCCGTCAGGTCGATCGGGGTGTTGAAGGTCGCCATCTCGTCGGGCGCGGCTAGCTGGAACTGCCGCATCTCCTCGAGAAGCTGGCGGACCCGTTCCTTCATACCACTTACCTGCCGCAGCTCGCCGATCGCCCGCTTGGTCCAGCTCGCCTTGGCGAGCGAGCCGTCACACTGGTCGCGCATTCGCAAAGTTTGCTCGACCGCCTCGACACGGCAGCGCTCATCGTCGTCCTTGCGGCCGGACCGCGAATGGCACTGGGCCGCGAGCAGCCAAACGCGCTTCACAGCCTCGGGATAGGCGCCGTCCGGGGCGGCCGCCGCGAGCGCCTCGGCGGCGGCAGAGACTTCATCGAAAGTCAGCAGGCCCGCGGGCATGCCGGCATCGGAGAGCTCGACGAAGGGGATGAAGTGCCCCCCTTCGCGTGCCACTGTCCAAGCCCGGGCGA